CCCCCTTTTTTTTTTTCTACCCACAAAAATAAATAATATAATTTTTCTCAGGGCTCACCGCTGCGCCCAACGCATATGGATGATTCCAATTACCACCAAAATCAAATAAATATATTACATAATCATCAGGTATTTCTACCGAGTCTTCATTAAAAGACAATCTATGTAAATATTGTTTCTGTAGTTTTCGATTCTCCAACTCTGTATAAATAGGATATTTCTTCTTACCTAAACCTACCGTATCCGTCGGTTTAGGTTTTAATGTATCTCGCTCAGCCTCTACTCTCTTGCGCGTTTCTACATAACGTTTATACTTAGCTTCGCTATCCTCACCATCAATCTTAATCTTATTAAATTCAGCCAACACTTGATTCTGTAATGCATACATTTCATCAACAGATTTCTCAATAGGATTATCCACTTGATTTTGTACATATTTGCCCATAGGTACTGTTGTATTTTCTACAATAACTATCGATGTAGGCATTAAGGTTTTCAAAGTATCTGCATATTCCATATTTGAATCAACATAGTTTTTTACATATACATTGGATAGATCAGATTTTGAAATGACAACTTTAGAATCAATCCGTGCCTCATCAATGTAAGGCTTCAATTGATCTGGTGTACCACCAAAAGCCAGTTGTACATATGAACCGCCTTGTAAGAACGGGGGATTACTATGTAGATGAATATTCTTTGCAAAGCTAGGTATTTGTTTAGGAAACCCTGAAATCGTAGCAACTAGCTTATAATCCTTAGGATTATTAACAGGATACTCAATTAACTCTATGGGCTTAAAAAATGCCTCTATTGATTCTTTTATCTCCTCTTTAGTTCTAACCGTATACAGATCATAGGATTTCCCTTTATTCTTTTCTAGAAAGGCTTTGAATTCTTTATCACTTGCTTTATTCTTATCTGCACGCGTTCTGTAGGATGGAATATTAACTGGATTCGTTAATTTAATTTCCCCGTGTCCATTTTTTCTCATATAAGGACTTACGATACGTAATGGTTTATCTCTACTGCCATATCCATAGCCTTGCTTATTTGTTTCTAACGTATTGTAGCGCGTAATTTGTTTGAGTGCCTTTTCATCCCGATCATTATAAAGGAGATCAAAAATTTGATACTCCACATTCATATCTGACTTTTGTAGTTCTAATAATCGTTGTTTAGCTCGTTTCTGACTTTGTGCTTTCAATAACTCAATTTCTTCTGCTGAAAGCTTTCTTGGTGTTTTTGAATTGCCCGTCCCGACTCTTTTAAAAGCACCAGGAATAACTTCAACAAACTCTGACTTTAAAGAATCTTCAGATTTTATATTACTTTTGATTGTAATACTTGACGTCTGACTTTGATTTTCTACTGATACAGCCAAACTAGATTGACAAGACAATGCTAGCGAAAACATGCATAAGGCAATACTTTTTTTAATCATATCTCTCCCATAAAACTCTGCTCATACAGATATAAAAGAAGGACCTACAGTGAACTGTAGGTCCTTATATTTGGTGCGGATTGAGAGTTTATACTCAACACTCCGCACCATTACTACATTATTCAAACTCTACATTTCAAAAAGGGGCAAATAAGGGGCAAGCGTTATTCTTCTTTTCCATATAATCGTTCCATGCCTTGACGAGTTACAAGCCACATTTTTCCAGACTTCTTAAACTCGCCTTCCTTAAATCCATTCTTTACACGACCTCTACAATTCTGTTTTAATGAATCAGCAGTAACATTCCACCGCTCTGCAGCCTCTTGTGTTGTCATTACATCATCTAGTTTCATTACAGCACTCCTAATATTACTAATAGATTATATACAGATAATACAAAGGCAATAATGCTAATTATTAAAGTTAATCTTGAAATCATATGCTCGCCATTGTTATAATAGTTAGGAAGATTGGGGCTCTTTCGAGCCCCTGTGGTTACTGATTTAATAACTGTGCTATCGCGATTGCTAGCTGGATAAACGCGGTTATTATCGGTAGCCACTTTTTTATTTTCTTCCTTAACTTCTTCAATGGCATCACCTCCTTTCTACATCTTTATTATACCCTATATAGGGTATAAAATCAAGCGCTTATTTATACTTTTACAAACAAAAATAGAGCCTACTAACCTAGATATTTTCTAAGTTAGTAGGCTCTATTAATCTTTTGTCATTCTTTTGAAATCAATCCATGAGTCCACCTGCTCATGCTCAGGAGATATGCGGATCACCTCGCTATCGACGAATTACTACTCCGATTATCGCTCCCGCTCCCACTACTTGGGATATGTTGCGTTGCATCCGGAGGCGCTTGATTGTTCGATTGTCCCTTTCTATTTTGTTCTTCAATACGTCTAAAGAGTTCTGCATTTCGTTCAAGGTAGCTTTTTGCTTCACTGAGTCCGCTTTGGCTTTGTCCAATTCGCTCTCCAATCTGTTGATTGTATTGCGCGCTTCTGTCAATTCTTGATCCTGCTTCACGACTAAGGTCTGTGCTTCTGTCAATGGAACGCTGGATGCTTCGATTGAGCTCAAGGCTTTCTCGTTGTTGCTCTTGAGCTCGTTCCACTGCGTCAACGGCACGGTGATAGTCGGCTCCACTTGGTTGGTAGAGGATATATCCTGCGCAAATACAGAAGAGAACGATAAGAGCGCCGATAAGAATATAGCGGTTACGAGTGCGATCAAATAGACTTTTGATTTTTTCATACATCATAGCCCTCCTGTGTAATCTGTGATACCCCGTGCAATAGCACGCACGATAGTATCTAAATCGTTCGTAAGCAGAGCGTGGTCATCTTCATTATCGATAAAAGCCATTTCAACTAATACTGCAGTTGCATCCGTACCGTTTAGAACCCAAAGGTCATCACGTTTTTTAACGCCCCTATCTACTGTATTAATGCTTCGGATAATTTGTGATTGGATATCATTGGCCAAACGTTGCCCATTAAAGGACTTGTACAAAGTTTCAGTACCCCGAGCTTGCGTATTGAATGCATTGCAATGGAGTGATACAAATATATCTGCGCCCCAAGAATCAGACTCAGAACATACAAGGCCTAAATCATCATCTTGAAGAGTACGAACTTCGCACCCTGCTGTTTCTAAATAGCGCGCCAACATCTTGCCCGCATCACGTGCCACATCGCATTCACGTGTACCATATACATGATTAACTGCGCCACTATCTAAGTTAATATCGTGTCCGGGATTAATAAATACTTTCATCGTTTCTCCTCCTTCTCTAATTGGTCAGGGACTCCGTTACCGTCCTTATCAATCCAAAGCGCCAAGAACCCCACAAGGGCTGTTAATACGCTAGGAATAAATATATGGTCGATAATAGTTATCCCAGTATTAATAATTTTTAGTGTCATATCGTCAGCATAGCCACGAATGAACACCATAATGTATTCGCTAACAACTAGTAAAATAGGCACTAGCATCACAAATACTAGCGCCCTTGTAGCAAATATTCCTGTAGGGTGGACATTAGCCACCCTAACAGATTGATATGATTTTTTAACTGTACTGATGAGATTTGGTGGTATGTTCATGTAATTCCTCCTTAATATCATCAACGCGAGCTTCGATGCCCTCGACACGAGATGTCAATTTAACGTGTTCAGTGTACGCTTTAGTTCGCTGCTCACGAGACAATTTAATTTCGTCCTTTAACTCCTTTAGCGTATCCGTGAGCACGCCCATTTTTTCCTGAAACATTAAATTGTCTTGCATTCGTTGCAAATCCAACTTTTCGAGCAATGGAATAACTAGAACCTTATACCCTATACCTGCAACTATACTGACAATAGTCAACGTGGTTAGAATATCATTCAATTCGAATTGCCATGTCCACATTTAATCTCCTTCCGTTTGTGCTTCACTTTCGTCTAAAGATAACAGATCATTATGCACACATCCTTCTGTAGGGCATGTGCCATCTTCGTTAAGTACTTCCCAACAGTACTCACAGAATTCCATTACAGGAACTTTACTATCACCGATATATTTAGGCATATTATTGCACCTCCTTGATTCGTTCTACCATTTCGCTATTCAACTTGATATATTGAGCACTAATTGCATTAGTAGGTTTTCCCATGAGCAGCAATCGGCGTTGAGCCTCTTCTAGAGTTTTAAATCGCGGTTCATATTCAGATTTTATGACGTTTATTTTTTCTTCCTTTGTTGGAATGTAATCAACTACTGGCGGATTTACAAATTCACCATTTACATATGCTTTTCCGTTTGTAAATAGTGCTTGCATTTCACTATCCCCTGTTACGATGTTAGCAGTTGGATAAGATTGTTTCGCCAACTGCTCTGTTTCTTCTAATGTGTCAGCATGAACACCAACTACATAAGATGTTTGGCGAACACCTTTTTCGTCTAATACAAATACATACATATTCTTGTCCTTTCTTGGAGGTTACTTACTATGAAATTAATTAAGAAATTAAAAGGCGCTCATGAGCGCCCTTATGTAGCATATAAAGTTGTAGGTTATTATTTCTCTTATCAAGAGGCTATGGAGGCATTATCCCATGTGCATACATTAGATGATGTGTATCAATCATGGTTAAAGCTGCATTCGTTAAATGTTTCACCACATACCATGAAAGGATATGAATGTGCCTA